ACTGTTCTGCGTTCTAAGCAAGGTATAAAGAAAGACGTGCCTTCCTTAAACTTATCCCATTCAATCAGTATTGGCAGGTTCAGAATCGTCAGCATTTAGCAATACCGTCTCGTTAAAGAAGTCCAATTTAGTAGAATCAAAGCACAAAGCATTTACTGGTGCTTGCGTATTTGCCGCAGTTCCAGCCGTCATGCGTTTCTTTTTCAGCCCAATTAAAGCCTTAGACTTGCGGTAAGGGGCTAGAGATTCTTCGTAATTGATGAAGTTCTTTGAACAATCTTCCCTATATGTGCGGTTAACAATGTAAAGATTCTTCGTATCAGGCTCGTATCGTGCAGTTAAAGCACCTCTTGGCTCTTTAATTGGCCCGTGTTCTAGCCCTGTGCGGTTGTCTTTGTTGCCGTTAATGACCAAAATCTCAGAAAAATGACGTTGCAAAAACCCACCTAGGAAGTCATCTCCGTCAAACATGTATTCACGTGTCTTGTTCCGTGTATTATTTATCAGCTCTATGGCGTAGTTAAATACTGGTTTGATTGGTATGTCATGCAAGCCAAGCGTTTTAGAGATTGCGCCCCCCGTAATACTTAGGGATGCCATCAATGCCCAATATCTTTCAGCGTTCTTTATGCTGGCGGCTTGCTCAATACGCATTTGAACATCAGCCAATTGGGTTTTAACCATCGGGAGTTGAGAAACTAAGGCTTGTGCATATGGTTCGATTGCATGTCCGTAATTATTCATCAGCCTACCAAAGTGTTGCCGTGCCCATGTAGCGTCGTCAAACGGATCGGGTTTGATGTTTATCTCCATTATGCGCTTGAGTTCGCCATCGGGAAAACCCTTAATAGACAACAAAGCGTCAGTAATGACCCTATTAGATGATGTAATTAGACCAGTTTGCCACTTGGTGTTATTCATGCGCTCTGCATTTTCATGCTGCTTGTATCGGTTCTTACCCCTACCCGAAGTTACATCGTAGGCTTGTTGTGACATTTGATCGGGGGGCATGTTGGTAATCTCGTCCATCGTAACGGCAAAGTTTTGCATGACTCCAAGTCTACCCATGCGTGAATTGTATGTATCCTTGGGGGATAACATAAGTTCTTTTGGTCTGCCGTAAATACTGTTGATAGCTTGCAGGATAGTGGTTTTCCCTGATCCTGACTCACGGCTAAATAGGTTCAATATAAAGCCATCGAGTATCGTAAACTTCATCAGTAGAGTGCCAAAACCCATGAAGAAAGCAAAAGCTCTATCTTCCATGCCCTCCTTGCCATAGGTATTGATTGTATCTTTCCATATATGGAAGTCGCCTTTGGATTGGAAGAATGGTACATGTGGTAGTGTTGGAGATGATGGTGGGCTATAAACAGTTCCGGTTGCACGAATTTCTCTGTCTCCAATAATGATACCTGATTCATCTTCAATCCAGCCAAATTGTTTGTATGCTTTCTCAGCTTGTGAGTTCATCTGTAATTCCTCTACCCATTTAGTTACATAGTACATAAGTGCATCCTGTTTTTTACCCAATGCAGTTACCCCAAATGAAGCGACTGTGCTAATAAACTTTTCTTTTGATAGCACGTTAGCCAGCGTCATAATAAATTCACGTACACCATCTTTTGGTAAATGCAAACGTAAGAGTAATGTCTCACCCAACTCAGGGTCTTGCATACGCTTGACCACATAAAAGTCGTATGGATAAACAATATCGTCGGTCTCTTCCCCATCTGCGTTCTTGACCTTTTGGTATATACCGCCTGCCTTACCTCTAAAAAACGGATATGGAAACTTGGGTATAACAAACTGTTTTAGTTCTTTGGTCTCAGGCTCTAAGTCCATGACTTTATTATCTTCTTCAGTTGCTTCAATAATCTCCTTGCCAATTTGTATTGGGGAAGTAATATTTAATGTGCAACCCTCACAACCATTTGGGTTTAATTTTTTAAACGTCTCACAAGTGTAGGGGCCTTTTGTCTCGCTGGCTTTCTTATCAGTACTTGTTGGTGAGTAATCAGGATGCTTTTGAGAAATAATATGGATGGCTTTTTCTCTATCAACACATTGGTGCGCAATACTTAAACCCGCCCTCCACAAAGGCTCGTCAAGCTCATGCTGATTATCGTAAATGTAAACCATCTGTTTACACCCTGTGCCTTCTATAGATTTGACCAAAATGGTTTTAAATCTAGACTGACTAGCACCCATCAACGCAAGAGTAACTGCATCCATCGGACGTTTGAACTCAGCTTTTTGAAGTACAGCCAAAGCATCTTCTGACTCAGGCAATATATCTTTTATGTTGCTTATGGTTGGCGCAACGTGCAGTATCTCAACCAAAATCGGATTGTCTTTATCCTTTAAATGGTATGTCTCAGGCACTCTAAGCACACGTGCCGCTTCTCCAGTTACTGCGGGGTCTACATCAAACTTATGTTCTACACAAAGTTCTTTCAGCCGCTCTGCATGTAGCTTCCATTCTTTTCTTGGCATTGCTTCATCAAGCACCCAATAGATATGCGCACCTAACCCTGACTTCACAATAGTCGGGCGAGGCAATTTAGTTTTCTTGCAGAAATCTTTTAGAGCAGTAAGCCCAGAACTTAAATCTACATAAGGCTTTCCAGGCCCACAATCAAGATCAATGAAAAACGACTTTAGAGATATTGCATTGTTTGTGGTGCGTCCGTTCTTTGGGTCACCAAATTTAGCAAGTGCGAAAAAAGAATTTATGTGGTCTTCTACACAATGATCCGCTTGTTCGCTTATTGCCTCAATACTGTCTACAAACTTTTGTCTAACTATATCTTTTTCATTTATTGTTGTTATGCCGAAAGCGCAGTAATTCTCATTGGCTTGTAATGGGGGGAGCACAAGCTTGAGAAACTCGTTTCTCGAAATCATATCCGTCCTTGTTACGTCATTTAAAAGAGTTGGGCAGGGATGAGACGGAGCATCCTCTTCGGTAGCTAGCCTAGCCCCCTCTAACCTTTACGCTAATTTTGTAATTAGCTTTTGCATTTTTTCAGAGTGTTTACCCGATACGACTGTCTTACCCCTAAACCAAGAGTAAACAGTAACACGACTCACCTTGAAAAAATCAGCAACATCTGTAACAGGAATGTTCCGCTCTATACAAATCTTGCCTAGTTGCACACCCAATAAAGATTGGTTGGCTTCTCTAACTTCTTGTACGGTAAGTAATGAATACCCATTGGGCATAATTAGTCATCCCACTCTTCAAGAATTTTAGACAAGTCTTTCTTTGGAAGAGCTTCTTCTTCCTTCTTGACTCGCTTAACAGGTTCTACATCTTCAACTTTAGCTTCGGCTTTTGTCTCTACTTTTGCTTCTACTTTAGGTTCTGACTTGGGTGCTTCTAGCTTGGGTTTAATCCCGTCAGCTTCTGCAACAGTCATTGTAATTGCATTTTTAGCCTCTTGGGACTTACCTTGAAGAATCGCAATCTGATGCTCATGCGTCTCTAATACACGAACTGGCTTGAACGTAATGACAGGAGTTGCACTACTTGTATCAAACCTCATCTCAGTAGTCACGGCCGTAACTGGTATACCTTTACTCCCCAACATCTTTGCGTATGTTTGCAGAGGCCATTTCCCAGGCTCCCCAGCTCCGAATATAGATTTAGATGGTAGTGTGAGTTGCAACACGTCGCCTTTAATATCGTTGGCTAGAACGACGGCAATGCGCTGATTAAATTTACAGGCACGGCTATCACCTTGACCCGAACCCTTTATGTTTTGCTCACAGTCAAGGCAACGCTTGGCTTGTGGTATCGCAGATTTTGGATCAGGTACTTCCCCATCGGCAGACCAACAATCAGGTGCGGCGGGTTCGCTTCCCTCTGAATATGTTTTTAGATAGAAAGTTCTAGATACTTTTGGTGCGGCGGCTACGATGACTACGTTCATTGAACGATCTTCGTTTTTGGAAATCTCTTTGCCGTTTGCCATCAGCCTCCACACACCTCCTTTGATTGAGATGCGCTTCATGCCCATGCTTGTTGCACCGCCCATTAGGGCTTTGGTGGTTTCGTCTAATTCAATCTCTTTTAAATAGTTTGGTAAACCCAAATCTAACATTACGTCGTTACTCATTTTTAACTCCTAGCGTTTAACAATTACGATGGTTTGGTTGGTATCCGCATTTAAACCCGGCGGAAAGACATCGGGGTTTTCAGAAAGAAATTGAGCCATGTTCGTGTTATTGATACGTTGTTGCATCAACGAGAAGGCATCATTTTCCTTAATGAATTTATAAAAAGATTCCCAGTCACTAGTCCAATAGTTCTTGGTTACTCTTTTAGAAACTGTGCCGTAAGCAGTGCGCATAGTGGTCACGCCTTGCTCTTTGCATAGCTCAAGAAGTTCTTTAGCTATGACGTCTTGTTTCTCTTTAAGTTCGGCAACTTCTTTTTCAAGTTCCTTGCGTTTGTCTCTGATCTTGGCGTAGATTTTTGCTAGCTTCTCTACTGTGGCTTCATCTGCTACTTCACTCATTGCACTCTCCTTTTTTGTTTGTCTCTCAAATATATAGGCATTACTTTACTTTGTCAAGTGTCTACCAAAATATTTTTATATAAATCTATCAGCCTAGTATGAATATCTACTTTTTCTGATAACATTTTGTAGACTTTTTTCTCAACGGGACTTCCCTCTAGGTGAACGACGGTACATGGGTTACGTTGCCCAGCCCTATGCACACGTGCATTAGCTTGTAGATAAGTCTCTATTGATGTGATTGGCCCCCACCATACAACTACGTTGGCGGCATGTAGTGTGACTCCATGTGCGGCGGCTTGTGGTTGTATCACAAGTACCTGTGGATTTTTTTCTGTTTGAAATTTGGCAAATATTTCTGTTCGTTTGGTTGCTGATATACCTCCATGTATTTTCTCGTTAATGATTTGAAGTTTAGATAACTCTTCTGAAATAATTTCTATTGCGTGTCTGAACGGCACAAAGATAATAACTTTATGACTTGCTTCTTCAATAACCTCGACAAGTGCGCTCATCCTATTTTTTGCATCAAACGCAATGACTTCTCCACTATCGCTATAGACTGCCCCGCATGATAGTTGCAATAACTTATTTAGGTTAGCCGCCGCATTAACAGTTGTTATTTCTTCCCCCGCCGCAACTGCTGTCATGTGTTTGCGTATCGCTTCGTAGTATTTGAGTTGTTGGCTTGTAAGTGGCACATCCCTTGTCACGTATGTCATGTCAGGCAAGTCAAGACATTCTTCTTTCGTAAACCTTATCGCTGGTTGCAACACATCATGCAAAGTTTTTTCAGATGTATGTTTTGGAACCCATTTAAATGTAGTGATCTTCTGCATCACCATGTCACGAAACGCACCAAAAAATTTAGGTACTCCAGATGGGTTAATTATTTTTGCTAGTCCATACGCATCAGTAGGCGACTGAGATGCAGGAGTTCCTGTCAGCATCCACACCCACATGTCGGGTTTGATAACTGAATTAAGTGTCTTCCATCTTCTTGTAGCTACGTTCTTATATGCGTTGGCTTCGTCAATGACAATCATGTCAAACTGTTGGTTTTGTATTTCGTCTTTAATGATCTCAAGCCCATCAAAATTGCAGATAACAAAATCTGTATCACTGCGCACGGCCTCAATGCGTTTTTCTTTTGAATAGCTATGAGCTATTGCGCATGTGCGGTGCATAGCAAATTTAAATAGGTCGGATTCCCATGCAGATTGCATGATTGAAAGTGGGCAAAGAACTAAGACTCGTTTGATGATGCCCTTGTTCATCAAGTAGTCAACTGCCCAAATGACTGAAGAAGTTTTGCCTGTGCCTTGCTCGTTAAAACAAAACGCACGACGATGTAGTGTGAGGAATGACGCTGTGGTCTTTTGATGCTCGAATGGTTTATAAAACCCTGTCCATTCGTACTCTGATTCGATTGGAGACGGAACATTTTTTATACGCATGTTTTTTAAAACTTGCGCTTCTTCCAGCCCCCATTTCACAAGCACTTCGTTTTGCCCTACCATTTTTGATTTAGGTATGACTTCCGTTATGCGGTTAGGCTCACGTACTTTAATAAGTAACGCTTTGTTGTCTATTATTTGCACTCTTACTCCACATGACTAATAGACCGAATGTGGTCTGTCCACAATCGATCAAGAATACTACTTACGGTAGTTACTCGGTTAACTCACACCCCGAAAGGAATGTAAAAGGTGCGTCAACTGGTGTAGTTAATGAGGAGAAACCATAACCCGCCCGTATCACCCACACCTTACCTACAGGCTTTAGAGGATCAATTCATTTTATGCATCTTGAATCATTTGTCAAGGGGTTTATTCCTAGCAACCGAATGATCTTTATTGCGCTTGAATGAACGATTTGCACTAGCAGATTTAACCGCTAGATTGCTTTTAGAAGTTGATCCGCCCTTGCTCAATGGACGTTTATGGTCAACATCTTTACCATCACCTTTGTGTACTTTGCCTACCTTCTCCATGTCCGCCCGTGCTTTGTTGCGTTTGGCTCGGTTTTTAATCTGTTCGGGTTTACCCTGATACTGAGCATACTCTTTATCGTAGGGTCTAGGTTTGTTTACGTAGGGCATAGTTACCTCGTTAGGGTTTAATAATATCTACCATTTTCTCAGCATTAAGTATCAATTGCAACATCTGTAAAAACTCACTATGTTCTATTGCGCCTCTAACTTTAACTTTTACGGCATCACATTCATTATGCTCCCAAACCATGTCCCATTCTTTAGTAACTTCGTTTTTACGCAAAGTGCCAAGCTCAACATCAATAATGTTGCCCGATTCGTTACGAATTTCAAGCGTCATTTCATTTTGGTTTCCGCCATATCGATCATTGGTATACCGCAAGTCATGGAATACACCCATACCCTCACCCAAATCGCTGAGTTTTACGTTTACTTTTGTTTCTTTCATTTGTAATATCCTTTTCCGTTGTGTACACAATCTTTAACTGGACACCAACTTTTGCATGTGAAATTAGGTCTTGGGTTCCATACATCTAACTCTATGGATTTTTCCAAGCGATTGGTATTTTCTATCCAACCTTGCCAATAGATAGCTGAATCCTTTTGCTCGTAATCTGCTTTTATAAAGTCGTTTGCCACCACGAACAACAACCCCGCCTTGATCTTTTTAATCTGCGGATAGTGCTTGAAGACGGCAAGTGACATAATCTCCAACTGTTTTGTGTCTGCGTACTTACTGGTTCGGCCGGTCTTGTAGTCAACAACATAAGCAACATCATCTTGTAGGATAATTAAATCCACAATACCACGCCACCAAACATCTTTAGAGAAGAAGTCACAAGGCTGCAAGCTGCGGGTTAGTCCTAGTTTATTCTCACAAAGATGTTTCCCTTTGCGTTTACGGAGTAGCTCAAGTGGCTCATATGCAAATTCAAATTTCTTCGGCAAAGGTTTGCCGTCCCTAATAAACTCTTCTGCCGACAAATGAAATTCAGTCCCGTAATTCTTTTGGTCACTATCGGGATCAACTACATCTTTCTTAACACGCAAGCGGTAATACTTGTGTGGGCATTGTTTATACAAGTCAAGACTTGAATACGACCACGTGTACTTAATCTTTGGGTTTTCGTTCATATTTTCTCTTCGTAGTTATGGACGCTATGCCATCATCCTGACGATTACGATACTCCATCATTGAGTCAGCTATCTCGTATGCTACTTGTGCAGTATCATGCAGTTGCCCATGACGAGAAACTAATCCACACATGGCAAACATAGCCGCAAAGTCTCTCAAGTTTTCTTCGTGTTCACTCATACTTGTTCCTTTATATCCTCGCTGGTTCGACAGTTATTTTGACTTTTATTATTGTATATTCACTCGGCTTGTCGAATTTACATGCGCTTACCGCATCTCGTTTTGTATTGAAGAAAAGATAAGGCGAATCATCTAGAAACGGTTTTACGTATTGACCGCCTTTTTTCACAATAGCAAATCTATACGCTACTACTTTCTTCAATTGGCGGTTCTCCTATATTATGTTCTTTTTCAATATCTCTAGCCAATTGGCGCCAGTCCATCGTGTGTCTGTATAGCGCATAAATACGGTCATCGGAAAGTGGCACTTTCTGTAACCTTTCGATGAGTTTTGCCTGATCTTGTAGCAACTTGTCTTGCTTTTCTATTAAGTCTCTTAAATACTCTATGTCTGCTTGCAGGGGGTTATCTTCTTTTGGTGTGTATTCTTCTTTGGCTTTATTAATTGCATCCGTTAAAGCAGACACAAGCCCATAGCGTATCAGAAACATATTAGCCTCGTTATCGGTAGTAAGTGTGATATTACATGATCCGTCATCGTTGTCTTTTAAATGTTCAATTTCAATCTTCATGTGTTTCGCTCCTTTAAAATTTTCTCTGCCCATCTTGCACCATTAATAAAATCAAAGTTGTGTGTTCTCTCATCTTTCATGTCTTCAGAAATCAGTCCTACCCAAGGCTTTTTATAGTCTTGAACATCGTCATCGTCTTCAATAACTTTTTGTACCTGTCGTTTGCGCCAACCTGATTCTCTCTCGATGCGTTGAAATTCCTCGTCTTCTTCTGTCATATCGGTGACTCCTCATACCCATCAAATGTTTCTTGCTTCTCTCTTTTCATAGCCTCTTGCAGTATCTTGGGATCGACACGATCAAAAGGCCACCATTGGTTAGCCTGTATCTTCGCTATGATTTCTTCAGTATCCGTTTTTTTCTTTCAGCTTGGCTTCTACCAATAACAAATCGTCATAAGGACTTTTGCTACTTCCATGAATTTCTTGTCTTTCCTCATTCGTAAATCCTACCCATTCTTTAGGATGGGTGTAGAGAGGTATGGTGTATTTACCTTCTTCACGCTCATGCTCGGCAGGGCAGATTACGTCAAGGATAACTCCGTCTTTTTCCATGCCCCACGCAACAGGCTTATCTTTCAATCCTACCCATTCACGCTTTGGCAAGTCATATTTGTTAGATTCATAAACCATCTTGTCGGGTTCTGTTGGGTGTGGTTTAAGTGGCATCATTGTCCCCTTGCTCGGATTGCTTGTGCGCAAATTAACTCAACCCGTAATGTGTAGTAATCACTTATGCTATCCATGTCATCACAAATCTTTGCACACTCCTCACGTTCTTTTTCTGCTACCAGTTTGGCAAAGGCTTCAAGATGATGCAAAGCAGATTCATGCCAATCACATTCACCATAAACCTTCGTAGCCATCTTTATGATTTCTTCGTCAGTCATTTGTTCATCTCCTCAACTATTACCCAAAAACAAAGGCATGTTGCTACAAATACAGTCATCGCACCGACTAGCATTAGAAAAATAGCAACTGCATTAAATAAAGAATCAACACTCACCATAGCTTCTCCCCATTCCTGATTCACAATTAAGTGGTAAAGTTTTAGCCCAGTCAGGCCTCCATTTCATACATGTTTCCACGTACGTTCGTGCTTCATCAGCCTCTTCTTCTTTTGCGATACAAGCAACTGCATCGTGTACAGTCAGCACAACCTTGTATCTCTTGGCAATCATTAACATCTGTTCGGCAATGACGCATCGTGCAACAGCTTGGCAGATGTTCTCAACCACCTTACCGCCGTAGATCTTGACCATGCCCTTGCGAGTTTTATACTGAAACTGTTCTTTGCCGTCAGCATCAAATATCTTTTCTAGAGTATCGTAGCGTTGCCACAAGTCACTAGGTAGTTGAAACCCTTTTTCAGTTGCATCGAATTTAACTGCATCAACCGCACCAAATGAACTTGCACTACCCGACACAATTGCACTTAAACATTTTTGGGATTGCCTCCAAAGGTCGACAATCTTAGGGTACGTTTTGCGATACGTCTCAATAATGTGCTTTGACTCCTGTTCCCCAATAGTCGTGCCAAAAGTTTTAAGTTGCGCACTAAACTTGATCGCTCCCATCCCGTAACCCGCACCGAGGATCGTCGTCTTGCCAACAAACCGCTCTTCTTTGGTAACTTCTTCTGCTCTCTTGTTGTAGATAGCAGATGCCATGATTTTGTATACATCCTCGCCATTTTCAAATGCCTCCACTAAATCATCTTGCCCCGCCAACCACGCAAGGGTACGTGCTTCGATCTGAGCAGAATCACAATCAATAATTACAAACCCTTCGGGTGCTTCGATTGAAGTCTTCAACTTGTTTGCGTTTTGTCCACGACTAGGTAGATTTTGTAAGTTGATCTTGTCTTCTCCGCCCCACCTACCAGTATGAGCCGCATAGTACTTTATAGGAACTGGTAACGAACCTCTGTATGCTATGTCTATGAAGCGTTGCGTACGTGTTTCTTCTAGCGTAGTCTTCAGCCCGAGCCGAGCCGATACCAATGCTTGTACTCTTGGGTCAGGATGTTCTAACAACTCCTTAAACTCCTCATCAGTCTTAGCAAAAGCCCAAGCCTCTTTGCCTGTTCTAGCACTAATCTTTTTAGGCGGTACAACTTTCAGCATCGTCAACAACTCAGCAAACTTGTCGTTGCTCATCAGCGAATCTTTATCAGCATCCACCACAGACAACAACTGCGCTTTCTTGTTCTTTACGTTTTCCAAATGAGATTCAAGTACTGGCAAGTTAAGAACCAGAGAGGGTTCAATAAACATACGCAAAGTCGTGTCAATAACTTTCAACTCCTTGGACGGGAATTTGGTTATTAATATATTGAACAACTTCTTTGTTAGCTCCACGTCATTAACGCAATATCTACCATATGCAGAGAGATCATCGTCGCTAAAATCAATACGTCTTTTTCCGAGGGCATTGAGTACCTCTGTACCTTTAGCTCCCAAACTGTATCTATCCACAAGGAACGCAAGGCTACCTCCAACATCGACCCCATGTATCGCACGTGCCATGCACAACGTGTCAAGCCAAGCTTTCGGTTTAATATTAAACCGCCAAGACAGAATAGCACCGTCAAACTGAGTATTGTGGGCAAGAACAAAAGAATTAGCCCAGTCATAGCGACCAAGAAACTCAGCAGTTGCATCAGCATCACCACTAAACCAAATAGCCTCATCGTCATTCTCCTTGATGGATACCCCGATAACTTCAAAGTCATCGTGTCGCACATACTCCTCAGTCGTTATCTTGGATAGACTGAAACTTTTGGAATAGTAGGTTTCAAAATCAACTGTGATGATGTTCATTTACCCACCAAATTACTAAATGCGTTGCTGATTAGTTGCACAAAAGATAGACTCTGCACTTTGTTTACACCGTTCTCGCTTGCACTCACTCGCAAGTCTTCACGTTGTCCGTATAACGACCTTGGATCAGTCCATTTGCTTGGGAAATGACCTACTGAATACCCCTGAGCTTGAATTACCCCATTAGCGAGGCTTGTATGTTTTTCATTATCACCAAGTAGTTTCTTCATGCAATCGTCTTCAAAACGGCTTCGGCAAAGCTCACGATACGCATCCACAAGCATTTGCTTTTCAGTATCATTAAGAAACCAATAATATTTTATATTGGGGTCAGCAACCATGTCAGAGATTGTTTGCGCAATCCCATAAAACTTAGGGTTAGGACTGCCAACCATACTGAGCGCTTCGTCATAAACAAAGTCTTCGGGGTTGGTACGCATACGCTCGGCGAGCATCGTCACCATTGGAGATATTTCTGTTTTCATTTAAACCCCAATCTTTTAGCCATGCTCTGTTCGGGTGCATTAAATTCATCGTAGTTAATAAGCTCACCTTCTTTTGCAACCATAGCTCTGCCAAACGATTTGTAGTTTGCACGATTATCTTCATTGAAGATCTGCTTTACAATCAACGACTCAAACTCTTTCCTACGAACAGCTTTAAGCGCAGTATGAATCATGGCTTTTTCAGGTTCTGTGAGTATGTCTCTGAATGTTTCTTTATAGATGAATGACCATCCCTCGTTCTTTGTTGGGTCAAAAAACTCTTCGGGATTATCGTTCATGCGGTTGCATAGGGCTTGTACTGCATCAGATACATCCATGTCAAGCCCCCATCAAGTGTGAGTGAAGATCAGCAAATTTCTTTCCTGTCACCAAATACTTAGTCCTCGAATTGTTTTCTTGGTATGTTTTGTCTAATAGTTTCTTGGAACAAAGTTTGCGTATGCGTCTGTGCGTGCTTGCAGGTGAGCTTTCTTTGAAGTTATCAATAAACCCCATGATAGTTACTTTATTTCCTTGCTTTCTTTGAGATTCTATGTAACCAATAATCTTAATATCAATATCATCCACACCGAATGATTTATTAACACCTGTTAATAAGTCTGCTAGTTTTTCAATTTTCATTTGTTTCTCCTGATCGAATAATAGTTGTACCGATTCTGTCGGTAACGCAAAAAAATAATACCTTCAGCCTGTAACCTACTGACATACCGCTCTGCCTGTCGGTGACTTACACCGAGTAACCTAGCAACATCTTTTATGGAGACTGCGTACTTGCCCGTCAATATCCTTGTGAGCCTTCTTGCAGTACCATCCGTAGGTCTAGACCTCATGCTAATAATGTTATAACCATCCCACCGATGTGTTTAGGATCAAGGTGAGTCAAGAACAACTCAAACTCTTCATACCCTGTCTCATCAATAGAGATGGCTATACCACCCGCTTTGCTAACATCAAGCATATTCTTTGTCTGCAATGCAGTCGGTTTATTACCATTAGCTTTACACTCAATAGATATAAACTTACCATGCAAACAAGCTACCAAGTCAGCAACACCTGATGCACCATACCCATGTGTAGCAGGCATAAAGAAATATGCGCCTTTGTTTTTTAGTATGGCTTTGACTTTATCTTTAACTTTCTTTTCGGGGGTCATGTCATTGCGCACTCCTTGCTATTTTCTTTAGTTGATTGAATTCATCATGGGATAAATAAATCACCATCATGTTTTGTTTTATGCGTCTGCC